CTAGTGCCTATGTCGGTGATGGATGTCCGGAAAATGTGGATGACTGTGGCGCATCGGCGTGTGTTCATGTTCGTGGCTGTGGGGTTCGGTCCCGTCCCACTGGAACGAATGCTCATGTTGATGATGCTCGTCATGCACGTGGCGATGAGCATGTTTGAGCGCCTCATGTTGATGCTCATGGGCATGACGTTCCTTGAGGTGAATCCAAACCCCAAGGCCCATCAACAGCGAAGCGGCCCAAAACGTCAGCGTGACGGGTTCATTCAGCAGCAAGATGGCAATCGCCGCGCCGAGGAAAGGTGCCGTGGAAAAGTAGGCGCCGGTACGCGCAGTGCCCAGGCCTCGAAGTGCCAGAACGAACAACACCAGGCTGATGCCATACCCCAGGAAACCGACGATCAACGTAGGCCCCAGCACCGTCATGTGCGGCAGTTTTGCGCCGAGCAACAGCGCCAGAGAACAGTTCACCGCCCCGGCGACCAACCCCTTGATGCCGGCAATAAACAGCGCATCCGAGGCCGACACCTTGCGCGTCAGGTTGTTGTCGATCGCCCAGCAGACGCAGGCCAGCGCTACCGCCAACGGTCCGATCCAGCCCTGTGACTGCGCCGGGTTCTGGGGCCAGGCCAGCAGCAAGCCACCGGCGACGATTGCCAGCATTCCGGCGACGATGCGCCGGTCAGCGTTCTCCTTGAACACCACCCAGGCCAGCACGGCGGTCAATACCGATTCGAGATTGAGCATCAACGAGGCCGTGGCGCCAGAGGTCAGGGTCAAACCGAACATCAGCGCCACAGGCCCGAGCACGCCGCCAAAAGCGATGGTACCGATCAGCCATGGCCACTCCGACGATTTCAGGCCGCTGGGCTGCCAGCCTCGGTCGCGCAACAGTCTGACGAGCGTCAGGCCCAGACCACTGCCGAGGTACAACAACCCGGCCAAAAGGATCGGCGAAAGGTTCAGGCCCAGCAACTTGGCCAATGGCGTACTCGCGCCAAAAAGAGCGGCAGCGCCAAGGGCGTAGACGATGTTCAGGTTCATTGAGGGCCTGTGGTGAGTTGGGGAGTGGCCAAGTACTGCACAAACTTCGTGTCCAACAACAGTCTACTGTGGGAGCGAGCCTGCTCGCGATAGCGGCTTAACATTCGATAATGATGTTGACTCTACAGACCGCTATCGCGAGCAGGCTCGCTCCCACAGTTTAGAGATGGAGTTCAGGCACGGCGCGCCATCAGCAACACCGAAGCCGCCGCCGACAACAATCCCGCGCAGCAACGATTGAATATCCGCTTGCCCCGGGGTTCGGCGAACCAGCGGCGCATGTGCAGGCCCATGTAGGCATAGGCACCGATGGCGATCCATTCCAGCACCAGGAACAACGCGCCCAACACGGCGAATTGCGGCGATACGGCTTGGGTCGAGTCGACGAACTGGGGCAGAAACGCGGTGAAGATCAGGATCGCTTTCGGATTGCCATGTGATGGTCAATGTATACTTTCGTTTTCCATGCTCACCTGGTGCCGCTGCATGTCGATGAATGGGGCGAAAGTCTATAGCTATACGCGTTTCTCAGATCCGAAACAGGCCCTGGGCCATAGCGCTGATCGTCAACTGCAATACGCAAAGGCGTGGGCCGCAGAGCACGACCTAGTCCTGGATGACACTTTGTCGATGAAGGACGAAGGATTGTCTGCCTTTCATCAGAAGCACGTCAAACAGGGCGCGCTAGGTGTGTTCCTTGTCGCTGTTGATGAGGCGCGAATTCCCACCGGCTCGGTGTTGATTGTCGAAGGGCTGGATCGGCTGAGTCGTGCGGAGCCTATCCAAGCCCAGGCGCAATTGGCGCAAATCATCAATGCCGGCATCACTGTGGTGACTGCCAGCGATGGGCGAGAGTACAACAGGGAGAAGCTCAAGGCCCAGCCCATGGACTTGGTGTACAGCCTGCTTGTGATGATTCGTGCACACGAAGAAAGCGATACCAAAAGTAAACGGGTAAAGGCTGCCATCCGCCGGCAGTGCGAAGGCTGGATCTCCGGTACCTACCGAGGGGTTATACGCAATGGTGGTGACCCTCGCTGGGTGAGCTGGAACGGCACGGCCTGGGAGTTGATTCCGGAGCGCGTCGAGATCGTTAGATTTGCACTTTCCAAGTACCGGGAAGGGTTGGGTGCGGACCGAACACATAAGCTGATGCTTGAACGCGGTTACAACCTCAGCGCTTTGGGGGGGAACGCCCAGCAGCTTTATCGCCTGATCAAGCTACCTGCATTGAAGGGCGCGAAGCGGCTATCTGTGGATGGTGAGGATTACGAACTCCCCGACTACTATCCACGGCTGATGTCCGATCTTGAGTTCGATGAACTTCAACTGCTGACTACGCAGCGTAGTCGTCGCCGGCCTAAGGGGGCTATACCGGGTGTGATAACAGGCATTGGAATTACTTGGTGCGGGTACTGCGGGACAGCAATGACCGGTGTAAACCAGATGGTGAAGGTTAAGGCAGACGGAAAATTGCGGGACTGCAATCGCCGACTGATTTGCGTATCGAACATGAACGCGGCTGGCTGTACCGTCGGAAGCGTTACCATCGTGCCAGTCGAGAGGGCGTTGATGGCATATTGCTCGGATCAAATCAGTCTCCAACGTTTGCAAGAGCCAGCACATGATGGGCAGGATCTACGGGTTCAATTGCTGGATTCTCGAAAGGTAGTCGATGACCTAGAACGTCAATTATCGAGGGTGACCGAAGCGTTGCTGGCGGGAGAGAGCGACGGCGTTACGCCAATGATATTTGTCCGTAAAGCCCGGGAGCTGGAAGAGCAGCACCAAGTCGCGAAAGCCAAAGTTCAGCAGGCTGAGCGGGAGCTTCTCAGCGTCGCAGCGCGTCAGGTGCCAGCGGATGCCAGGCTCTGGTCGGATCTGACGGAGGGAGTCGACAATCAGGAGGTGGGGGCGAGGGAAAAGGTGCGGCAGTTGGTGATGGATACCTTCGAAAGGATCGTCATCTATATTCGCGGAGTCGTGCCTGAAGGGCGTAAGTACATCGATGTCCTGCTCATCGCCAAGTCTGGCCAGCGGCGTTGGATGCGGATCGAGCGGCGAACAGGTGTATGGGCGGCCGGAGCTGACCGCCCTTTTTGATCACGCGGCGAGTTTTTTACTGTGGCCCTGACAGGGCGCACTGGTGTGTACCACCAGATGGCCCTGGCCTTCCCAGAAGTTTTCCTGCGCCTCCACGCAGACGCGCCAGGCCGCCCATGAGACGTCGTCGCCCACGGCTAAGATATTGCCATTTTCGTCTACGATCGCCATACGAGCCGGCTTTCCGTCGGGACTGGTGACGGTGAAGCCTGTGCTAACTGTGGCCTTCATGCATGCCCCATTGATTGTTGGATTCGGTACTGCGTTTTTCATGCGGCCACCTCAATCAGGCTGTCTTCGTCTTGATCTGCGTTAGCGTTGATTAGTGCCATCATGGGCCACGGCGATACTGAGTTGCCGACCATCAACACTTGGTCCTTCTTGCTGAATTTAATGCCGTCGTGCCCGTGGTCGATTACGTAGTTATCAGGGAAGCCTTGGGCGCGGTATAGCTCCCGAGGCGTGAGCATGCGCATGCCGATGTCGACGATCACGTATGGCGTGCCTTGGATCACCACGGTCACCAGAGCCAGCCGATCCCGTGTGGTGATCGTGGCGGCCGGGTCGCGCAGGTCATAGATGTTGTCGCTGCCGTAGTAGCCCTTCAGGAACGCGGCCACGCGCAGAGCGCTTTCTTCGACTTGCGGTGCGAGTCCATACTCGATCAGTGCGTGGTGCTCGGCGCCGGCAAAAATGGTTGATACCGGCTCGTTCATCGCACTGCCCACACAGTTCTTGCGTAGGGTGAGCAGGTTCGCGGTCACCAGCTGCTGTTGGCTGCCAGTGGTAGTGATGGCGGTCAGAGGCTGTTCGGGGTGTCGGCCCAGTGTTTCGTTGAAGCCTCCGTTGTGCTGCGCGATGTAAGCCACCGCCAGCGCGAAGTGCCCGCCTTTGACCTGGGCGCAAATGGTGCCTAGTGGTGCGTCGGCTGACATATTGCGCTGAGTGGTTGCATTGGCGTGTTCGGTGAGGAACGGGGCCAGTTGAGGCGTTACCACAGCGAAGCCGTGTGAGCCAGTAATGGTCTTGGTCGGGTGTAGAACGGACTGGCGGCGTGCCAAATCCTTGCCTGAATGGTTGACGCTGACGATGAACGGATCGGCGTGTTCGATGACGTAGCGGCGTGCTCCTTTGCGCACACGTTCCATGGTCTTACTCACCAGCGGACGACGTACACCTACAGCACGGCCTTCTTCTTTACTGAGAAAGATGCTCGGGCAGGGGATTGACCAGTCTATGCAACTGGCGGCGGTCCGCCAGCCCTTCTGGCTCTTGGTCGGGGTCTTAAAGTGGGTCGGCTCTGGCCAGCGAAGTGGCGTGCCGTCGCATCGAGCGATCATGTACAGCCGTTCACGGGTGGTCGCGGCCCCGAAATCACAAGCCTTGAGTTTTCCGTGCATCAGGTCGTAACCCATGCCTTTGAGGATCCGCAAGAAGCGGCGCCAGGTCTGACCCTTGCGCTTCGGATCGGGCACCAAGTACTGGTCCTGCACCGGAACACGTTCGCCTGCGACAGCCACGCTTCCATCGCGGCGGACCACGCGCCCTGTCACTTTGCATCTTTTGGCTATCAGCGGCCCCCATTGCAGGATCTGCCAGACATTCTCCATAGTGATCATGCGCGGCTTTACCTGTCCTGCCCATTTAACGATTACCCAAGACAGCGAGCGGCTGGTGCTGCTACGCGCCTGACCTCCTGCTGCAAGGCTATGGTGGGTGCATTCGGGGCTGGCATGTAGATGTGCTACAGGGCGGGTGCGCGTGGCCTTGCGTGGGCAGACTTCATAGACGTCGGTGATGTAGTGCTCTGCGCTCGGGTGGTTGCGCTTGTGCATGCTGATGGCTTTGGGGTTGTGGTTAATCGCGATGTCGACCGTCTTGCCTGTTGCCATTTCCTGACCCATGGTCGCGCCGCCACCGCCTGCGAATAGGTCGACGCGGATCTCGCCGGCAAGATCGAGGCCGAACTGGGTGGTCACGGCGATGACGATTAGAGTGGGGGTGAAGATCGATGTCATGACTTATCCCCCTCACACCGGCCTACCAGCGCCGCAGGCATGGCGTTCGCGATTTTAGAAGGGGACGTATACCCCACGACAGGCTGCGCGGGCGGGCGATTCTGAGCGATTAGCGTTGCATCAGGTGGGGCTGCCTCGCGCAGCTTTTCGTGGGGTATAAGTGCCTCGGCAGTGGCGCGGAGAGGGGCAATAATGCCTGCTGCTGCGCAGCAGAGACTGTTTGTTTCTAGCGTGTCGACACGATTGGCAGTGCGGAGCAAAGCGGTCGATGCTTGAGTGGTATGCAGGTCCATCTTCATGCCGCTTTCCTCCGGTGTTCGATAGTGAGTTGGTCCATCAGGCGTTGGTGAAACGTGAGCCGTGCTTCGGTGGCGGTCCATGGGCGGATCGTTTCGGCCATGGGTTCGATGCCGACCAAACAATCCCAGGTGGTCGGATCGGCGGGCATGAGGTCGCGGCGTTCGGTGGCCAGCGCAATCATGTCGGCGTGTTGAACGCAGTCGGGGAGTTCCGGAGCAATGTCAAAGCGTTCGCAAACGCGCCACCAGACTAGGTCCTCGAAGTCTTGATACGCACGAATCCACTGCTTGAGTGGCCGGGTCATGTCGCCCAGATAAGCCTCTGTGGCGTCGTGTAGTAAGGCGGCGAGTTTATGTTCATCCGGCACCAGATCGGGCACGATGCAGCTATGTTGGGCCACGCTATAGAAGTCGCGGGTGTGGCCGTTGAAGCGGCACGGGTGCGCCAACGAGTGCGAGATGTCCCGTGGATCGATCATGTCCGCGTCGGACTCAAACAATCCAAAGCGCTTGCCGGTGACGGTCAGAATCTGGCTCATGCAGCCTCCTTGACTAGGTCCGCCAGTAGCAGCGCGTTCTTGGTGTCCCTGTGGAGTTTGCGCAGCTTGTCATTGCCAATCAACCCGGCCAGCTGCCGGTCGAACTCTTTGCGAAAGCGCGTCAGCTCCTGCAGCTCGGTGGTGGCTTTAGTGCATTGCTGCTGTAACTTGCCGGCAGCCTCGGGGGTGAGGCGCAGCGTTGAGATAGGACGACTCATGCTTCACCTCCGACCATTTTTCGGGGTTGGTTTTTCAGGTGAAGCTGCTGAAAAAACAGCGATGCCTTTTTTACGTCCTCGAAACTTATATGGATGCTTCCGTCGCCAGATTCGCCCTCCTTGGATAAATCCAGTTGTGTTGCTGGATCCAGCAGGGCTGCCATGGCGAGTGCTTGATCGCGTAGCACAATGGTGTCACGTTCGAGTTTCTTGCCCGTACGGAAGGCACTGAATGTCTCAGCCGCGATTCGCAGTTTTTCTGCGATTTCCAGCAGAGTTTGACGTTCTGTCTCTCCAAGTTTGGAAGCCTCTAAGGCGCGCGTGTAGCATGCGTAGATTGATTCGTAATGGCCGTGCCATTGATCAACAAGAAGTTGCAGTCCCCCAATCGATTCAGAGTTGTCTGCCTGTTGAATGGCCTTGCCTTCGTCAATGCCTTCAATACGGCCATCGATCAGACCGCCGCGATAGCCTGCCCAATAGGTAAGGCCGACGAGTACGGTCAGAACGATCAATGCGCAGATTTGTATTGTGGTCATGTGGTGTGCTCCTGGTGGTTTTGATGCTGGTGGTGGCAGCAGTTGGGGGCGATGTCGGATCAGTCGGAGTTTCCGTCTGGCCGCTCTACGCTGTCATAGCCTTGCTCAGTAACCTCAGTCGCTGCCTGATCAAGCGCTAGATGTAAGAGGGTCGCGCCTTGCTCGTTCTCGCGTCCCAGCTCCCTGATCAGATCCTGCAGAAACTGCTGGGTGTTCACGATCTTGTAGGGCTCGCCCTCGTCGTTGACTGGCCAGGTGTCAGCCAATGGGATTGTGCTGGTGAGGCATGCGACGCCAATGCGAATTACAAGGTGCTCGCCTTCGATCCCTACCGATAAAAGGTCTTTTGATGGTTCAGCTTTCATGGTGTTAATTCCTTGCTGGTGGTGGCGCCGAGTTTATGGATGGTTATTCGTCTTCTGGATCGGAAGGATCGACCAGCCCGCACATCAGCTTGGCCTAGTACGGCCTGCAACCTTCTTCACGCAGGGCGTCGTAGCGTCGGTAATCGGCCGCAAATTAGCAGCACTCACCGCAAAGACGGTCGGGCGTTTCCTTGGCTGACAGAGTCGTTCGGCAATGCCTGCATCGGTTGAAAAGTGACATGTCACGCCTCCGGTTTATCGGTTGATGGTCGCGGCATGTCTTCGTCTGCCTTGTAGGCACGGATGTCGATCAAGGCGGCAACGTGCTTGATATGGGCATACCTCAACGCTTTCACGCTTTCGTCGATGGTGGTTACCGGGAGTTGAATCCGCCCGCTGTTGATCGCCTCCGTGAACGTCTTTTCATTGAGGTTTTTGAAGTAGTGCACGCGCAGCTTTTCGAGGGGGATGAGCACGTCGCCGAAGAGGTGGTGCAGCATCTCGACGGTGGAGCTATCCGGTGCGGGAAGTAGTCGTAGCGGTGCTTGATTGAAGTCCTTCATGCCGCGTCCTTGTTCGCTTTTACTGGGTGAAGATCCTTAAGTGCCTCTTCTGCGGTCTGACCGAATCCCATCAAGTACAGGCCGTCATTATTGACCCTCATTATTGCGCTGAGCGTGTACGGGTGGGATTCGCGGATGTCGAGAGTGGTGTTGTGTGCCTTCATGTCCAGCTCCACCGCCAGAAACTCGACAATAGCCGCCAGTTTGCTATGTTCCTGATGAGCCATATTCAGTGGCGTCGTATCGAGCTGGGCGGCGGCGCGGATCTGGTTGATAGCCTCGGCGATGTTTGCTTGGGTCCGTTGCTCCGCAGGAATGCGCAGCAGATCGATGAGGTGTTGATCAAGCAGGTTGCTGTTCATGTGGTTTTTTCCTTTTGGGGTGATTCCATGCGTTCAGGCAGTGGGTCTTGGTTAGCTCCCGCAGATGCTCGGGCACTTCGAGGAGCGCGGCGTTGCGCTCCTCGCGTGTGCGCATGGCGACGATCTGGCGGGCGTATTCCCTAGGCCACGTCACGGTTGTCGGCCGGTATGGCGGGCAGTTCGAGGCCCAGTTGCTCGGCCAGCCAGCGCATGCCGGCTTGCCGGACCTTGGTCGACTGGCTGTATTGCATACCGGCGGTTTCGTGATACCAGGTACCGTCCTTGATCCGCAGGTACTCGCGGTCGCGGACTGGGAATGCCGGCAGGTTGCGGTCGTTGAGCAGGCCTTTCTCGCGCATGAGCGCGATCAGCTTGGGTCGGGTGAGGCCGAAGTACTTGGCGGCTTTTTCCAGGCTACGTTCCATTTCAACCTCCTATGCTGCATGCGCGGCGGGCGTCGCCACGGCAGCCAAGTGGTTGATGGATTCGGCGATTTTTTCGTAGATCTGCTCGTCGGTACCGCACACCGAGAAACTCTTAGTGCGTGGGCGTCTTACGCCGATGCTCATGATGGTGGTGACGCCGGGGCGCGTTTGGGTGCGGTGGATGGCCAAGTTAATCGGTTGCTCAAAGCCCATGTCGAGACACAGCGAACCGCCCGTACGGACGAGCTCAAAAACTCGCTGCTTATGCTCAGCATCGAAGCGGGCGTATTGGCGGTAGGAGTGTGGGAGGTCCGACAGGTCGACTGTGTTGGTGGGGTCGAATGGACCGTTGGCGATTTCTTCAATGAAGTCGGCCAGCTTAAGGTGCATCTTCTTCTCGTTTTTCAAGGTCAGCGTGTGGCGTTCGCTGCCCAGTTCGACGACAAAGAGGGTGTCGGTGGCGCCGCGTTCGACCTTCAAACGAAATGCCAAGGCTTCACGCTTGGGTGTGGACCTTAGGGCATGCTTAAAGGTCTCTGTCAGGTTTACCTGGGCGTTGAGCAACTGCAGTGTGCGGTTGTCGATTTTGAACTTGATCATGCTGCGTGCCCTCCGCCATTCGGATCGAAGGGGGTGGGCTGGTAGCTTTTAGCGACAAGTTTAGGTTTGTTGTTGTGGATGACGATCAGGCAGCCGGTGGTGGATTGCAGCTGCTCGATCAGTTTCCGATTGCTGGTGCACGCCGGATGGACGTGCAGGGTGGCTGTGGTGTGCATGGTGTTGCCTCGCTCTGTGGTGGGAGAGTGAGGCAAAAATAACTTAGGTTTTAGGTTTTAGCAACAACTAAGGTTGTAGGTTAGCCATTATACGGACAATGCGGTAGTGGGTACGCGTTTACTGGGCGAATAGTGGACCACCAAAAAATGCGTCCAAGGACCTTCATTTGTTGTTCCATAAATTGGTCAAACGAATATGTTTCGTCTGGGAAATCTCCCCGATTGTAGCTGATGAGCCGAAGTCCGCCGCCATCCAATCGTTCCAAAAATTTCACTCGGAGCGAGCCTTCCTGCTCAATAGCATACAAATGATCCGGGATGATTTTGGTCATCCCGCGGTCGATACCGACTATTGCCCCGTGCAGTATCAAAGGCTCTTGGCTCTTACCTGTAACGGAGGCACACATAGCGTTTGCTGCCTCAACACCACATTCTCGTAGGGTGGCTTCAGGGAATCGAATTATTCGACCCCATTCACCTTGAACTGCTGTTCGCCCGCTACCTGCCGAGATCTCTACCTGTTTGAATAGAGGGATTTCTACCGCTCCATCGTCAAGCGGGGTGGAGCTATCCCAGGCAGTGATAGGTGCAAGGTCTAACGCGGACCGTTGTTTGAAGATCGGTTGGTCGGGCGTTATAGGGGTGACCGTCGCGGGCATGTCTCCGTTCTCAAGCCACGCGACCGAAATATTCAATCCTCTGGCAATCGAGCCAGTCTTGCGACTTTCTCTCGTGAGCCCAGCAAGAATCTTAAATATTGTTGTCTGCGAACAGCCGGCGAGTTTAGCTACGTCTGGTTGGCTCATGTCGAGCTGTTCCATGGCGTACTTTAGCCGGTCGGCGAGAGTGGGCAAAAATTCTGAAGGTAGATATTTCATGAGTTAATTCTACGACCTTGGTTGTAGCTCGTCTTAAAACATTGGGTGTTGACCTGCTTATTACAAAGGTTGTAGATTGTCAGTCGAAATCACTGTCCCAGAGAGTCCGATGACAACCACACCAACAGAGGTCGTTCAATGCCGAGAAGCGCTAGAACAAGCCCTTTCAGCATGTGGCAATAATCAGTCTGAACTAGCTCGCCGTTGTAGCGTTAAGCAACCCCATGTTTGGAAGTGGCTTAAAGCAGGTCGAGTCCCTACTGAGCGTGTTCATGCTGTTTCTCGTGCGTCCGGGGGTAAGGTTCAGCCCTATGAGCTTCGTCCAGACCTTCCTGATATTTTTCCTAACCCGTACCTCCGTGTCGCGACGCATGCCGCATAGCGGCGGGGCCAACTCAATCCAGACTTAGAAAAAAGGCGGCCAAAGGCCGCCCAGTTTCTCCCGACAGGCACCACCACAGCGCTGTCGGGTCGCGATAAAGATAGGCGGGCACACCACATGCTAACCGTCGATCTATACCGCGCTTTCCAAGGCACGGATGCCTTGGCGTTGCTGCCTTCTCCACCACAGATAGAGCAGCTGTTGTGCCAGGGTGAACAACGGATAGTTCGCCCTAGCACGGTGCCGGTGTCGATCCTAGGATCTGGACCGGCGTTTGGGCCACTTCAAGCCACGCGGCAATCGTAGCACCACTGCACGTCGCGTGGCACTGGCAACCTTCAAGGATTAATGCCATGAGCCGAATCGCTCTGAGTTGTGTAGAACGGGCGCAGCGGGAAATCCTGCCGCTCGATTTAGCGCTTTACCATGCTGCGCGGGATTATCCCGGTGGCGCCGCCGCAATTGCCGCCACCACCGGCCGCAATCCCACCACGCTGCAACACAAACTGTCTCCCACCCATCCCAGTCACATAGTCAACATTCAGGAATTTAGCGAGATTCTGGAGCTGACCAAGGATCGTCGCATTCTCGACGCGGTACACGCGTTGGTAGGGGATACGACTTGGCAGGAGCTGGCCGAGGCTTACTCCAGCGACATGCCTGAAACCTTGACCGTCGGCATTGCTGCTTATTTTCGGCAGGTCGCTGATCTGGCCGACACGTGGGCCAAGAGCATCGGCGACGGCGTGGTGACCGACCACGAACTGGCCGAGATTCGCCTTCGGGTGTTCCGTGGTATTCAAGGATTGCTCGGAATGTTCAACCGTGCCACTCACGTCAACAAGACAGCGCGGGGTGCCGACCGTGGCTGATACAGCTGACTTTGCTAATGACCTGGTGCAGGAACGTCTTGACCAGGCACTCGCCGCTCGTAACGCCGCCAAGCCTGCTTCGGCGGCGCATTCATTTTTGTTCTGTGAAGGTTGCGACGATCCCATCCCCGAAGCTCGTCGGCTTGCTATGTCGGGTTGCACACAATGTGTAAATTGCCGGTCTGTCGATGAATCGCGGGAGTCCCATCATGCTCGATGAGGTGTTGGGTCAATTCGCCGATTATGGTCTTGAGCCCGCGCAGCCGCTGATTTTCGGCAAGCTAACTCGCTGCAAGACGACACAGGACAAGGGCAAGGAAAAAAACGGTTGGTATGTCGTCCACGAGCATCGGACCGAGAAAAACGAAACGCTGATCTTCGGCAGCTTCGGTGATTGGCGTTCGGGAGACTCGCAGAAGATCAAGGTCAAGGCTGGGCGGATGTCACCAGAAGAGCGCGAGGTCATGCGTGCTCGGCAGGAAGACGCTAAACGCCGCGCCGCTGAGATCGCGGCCAACGCCGCACGTCGAGCGGCGAACCGGGCGGCGGCTCTGTTCGAACGCATGCCCGACAAGGGTAAAAGTGCCTACCTGGATCGAAAGCAGATCGTCGGTTTTCGCGTTCGTTACGCACCGCGCTCAGGCGCGTTTTTGGTGCCAATGACAAACGTGCGTGACCAAATCGTCGGCCTGCAGGTGATCTTCCCGGCAAGGCAAGACGACACCGGTCGGGATAAGTCCTACTGGCCTTACGGCATGTCGAAAGAGGGCGCCTTTCACCTTATCGGTCCGCACCCTGAGCCCGGCGAGCCTGTGCTGGTATGTGAGGGGTACGCCACCGGCGCCAGCCTGCACATGGCGACTTCGCTCGCCGTGGCCATTGCCTTTGATGCCGGCAATTTGTTGGCGGTGGCTAAGGCCATGCGTGAGCAATTCGCCGGGTGCCCGATCATCGTGTGTCGGGATGACGACTGGAAGACGAAGCGGCTGAATGGCGATCCCTGGAATCCTGGTGAAGAAAAGGCCAACAACGCTGCCTTGATCGTCGGCGGTCAGGTGGTTGCGCCGGTCTTCTCCGGTGAGCGGGAAGACAAATGGACGGACTTCAATGACCTGCACGTTGCCGAAGGCTTGGAGACAGTGCGTCGCCAGGTGCTGGCGGTGGTCAGGCCACCGGCAGCGGGTGGTTGGAAAGACCAGTTGGCCCGTACTGAAAATGGCGCTCTGATTGCGCACATGCAGAACATCGAGCTGATCCTCGGTAACGACGAACGCTGGGCTGGGGTGATCAGTTACAGTGCCTTCAGCTCGAAACTCGTCAAGCTGCGGTCTGCCCCTTACGGTGGGGGCACGGGCGACTGGGCCGACATTGACGATATGCGGGTGATGAAGTGGCTCGCGCAGCAGTACAACCTGCGGGTGAAGTCGACTCAAGTGATCGAGGCGGTGAGCGTTGTCGCTCATGACCATGCGTTTCATCCGGTACGCCAGTATCTGCAAAAGCTTGAGTGGGATCGAGTCCCGCGACTCGAGCGCTGGCTCACCGATGTCATGGGTGTACAGGCCAGCGATTACTCGGCCAAGGTCGGCAAGCGCTGGATGCTCTCGGCCGTGGCGCGGGTGATGAAGCCTGGTTGCAAGGCGGACTCGGTGATGATTCTGGAAGGCGCGCAAGGCGCGGGTAAGTCGACGGCGATGGGTATTCTCGGCGGAGAGTGGTTCATGGACACGCCTTTTGCCCTGGGCGACAAGGATGGGTTTCAGGCAATCCGCGGAAAATGGATCGTCGAGCTGGGGGAGTTGGACAGCTTCAACAAGGCGGAAAGTACCAAGGCCAAACAGTTCTTTTCGGCGTCGACCGACACCTACCGCGAGAGCTACGGCCGCAGAACAAACGACGTGCCACGTCAGTGTGTGTTTGTGGGGACCACCAACCAGGACGAATACCTGAAGGACGCCACTGGTAACCGACGTTACTGGCCAGTGGCTTGTACCCAGGTCGACCTGCCGCAGCTGCGTGAGATCCGCGATCAGCTTTGGGCCGAGGCCATGTTTTGTTATGAGGCCGGCGACATTTGGTGGGTGACACCTGATGAAGCCCCGATGTTCGCCGAGGCACAGGATGATCGCTTCGTAGTGGACGAATGGGAAGGCCCGATCCTGACCTGGCTGGAAGAGTCACAGATCGGTGAAACCACCACCGGTGCCGACATCTTCAGCCAGGCGCTGAAGCTGGATGTTGGGCACTGGAGCAAGCCCGAGCAGATGCGGGTCGGTGCGATCATGCATCGACTAGGGTGGCGTCGTTTCCGCCTAGGGGCATTGACCAAGAGCCGTCAGCGACCTTGGGCGTACAAAAAGCCAGAGGGATGGGGCGGTGCTGGTGCGCTGAAGCAGGTCGCATTTGAGGAGCCTTGCTTCGGTGATTAAACGAATCGATGAAATGCTCAAGCTGTGGGCCGAGGATCTTCATTCCCCGATGGCCACGTCCTTTGGTGGATCGGGCGGCAACATGATCGCCATGCTGATGGAATGCAAAGGGGAGCTGATTCGCGGGACTCGTGGCAGCCGGGTGCTGCTGGATGAGTCGGCGGACATTGAGCTGATCGTGAACAAACACCTGCCGCCGCAATTGTCGGTGATCGTGTGTGAGCACTACTGCAATCACGAAAGCTTCCTGTCGCAGAAGATCATGCATTGCGGCTGCAGCCGTAAAACCTATTACGAGCGCTTGCATGAAGCTCACGAATACATCTCTGGCATGTTGATAGGAAAAGCTGCGTGACCCCAAGCATTGCTCCGGCTCTTGTTGGCCTACCGGCCCACCTTGTCCAACCGCGTTTTGACGCAGTGGGACACGCGCGGGCCGCGTCTTTGTTGGGCTGTCCAGCCGTCCCACTTTATGAAGCGTCTCGCCCGTGTGAGCGGAGCGGGCACCAGTACGCGCCTGTTGCGCGCACGCGTGTTATTCAATTTCTCCCTCTACACAAGAAAGAAGATAAATAGTAAGACGGTGGGGCAAAGCCCCGAATTTAGGCGCTCTCAGACGTCCCACTTCGATTTTGAAAGGCGGGACATTTGGGACGCCTCAAGAGCAACAGATGGCCGTATTGGTGTATGGCACCCACGTTGCACCCGTATGACACCCATGTCATACCCATATTGTTCGGTGGCATTAAAAGGTGCTTGCTGCCAGGAAACTCCACCTGTAAAAAGTACACATCTTCGATAGGTGCGACCGCAGAGAGCGGCAGGCACTACACACCAAACCCGGCCCTTGCGCCGGGTTTTTGCGTTTATGGGGTAGGGCGATGACGAACGAGCAGCAAGCGCTGGCAGAGATGCCAATCTGGTTAGTGATCGTCCTGGCCTTGGTCGGTGGCGTGTCGGGAGAGATGTGGCGCGCCGACAAGGACGGGGCGCGGGGCTGGGCGTTGTTGCGACGACTCGCGCTTCGGTCCGGTGCCTGCATTGTCTGCGGAGTGTCAGCGATGATGCTGATGATCGGCGCGGGCATGACGATCTGGACGGCGGGCAGCTTGGGTTGCCTGACCGCAATGGCGGGTGCCGATGTTGCCATCGGGTTGTACGAACGCTGGGCCGCTAAACGGTTGGGCGTTTGCGAAGTGCCACCCGCAGGCGATGAGCAGGGGTGATGCACCGGTTTGGGGCGCCGAAAACTGCCGGGGACCCTGGGGTTATCCGAGGGGTACGGGGTCGGAAACCCGCGGGAAAGTGATAGCGGCTGGGTTTTCCACGTTGGTTGACAGAGGTTGACGGTGGTTGACAGTCCTAGGTTGACAGGAGGTTTACATGATCATTTTGAGCCGTGTGGAGTATGCGGCTAGTAAAGGCTGGTCCCGCCAGTACGTTGGTAAGTTGGTCAAGCAAGGGCGCCTAGTCATGACGCTGGACAACAAAGTAGACGTTGAGGCAAGCGAGCAATACCTCGCGATGACCAGCGACCCTTCACGCAGTAACTCCCTCGGCAAAGTTCCACTGGTCCTCGGTCATCAAGAGCGAGAGCCAGCGTTTCCGAATGCATCGTTGGGCGCGATTCCCACGGCTGCGCCGGACTATCAAAAAGCACGAACCCGGCTTGCGCTCGCCCAGGCTGAAAAGGCGGAGGGCGAAGTGCTCAAAGCGAACGGTGAGTTGGTGGAGCGATCAGTAGTTGATGAGGCTTCTTTCGCGTCGGGCCGGATGGTTCGCGATCTTCTGCTGGCGCTGCCGCCCAAGCTCGCCCCAGAACTTTCGGCAATGACTGATCCCTGGGATATAGAAAAGCACCTGACGAAAGAGATCCGTAGAGCGCTTGAGGATGCTGAGCGCATTTCCACAGAAGACTTTATTCACGCCGTAACGGCCACGAGCTAAACCTATGCCTGCTGAATATTCCAACGGCGCAAAGGTGTACCGCGAAGGGTATTACCGTGGGCTGCGTCCAGAGCCTGCTCTCTGGGTCGATGAGTGGGCCGACGAGTACATGCGGATCCCGCGCGACACCGGCGCGGCGGAACCCGGTAAATACCGTACGTCGCGCACGCCCTATGCTCGCGAGCCAATGCAATGCTTGTCTCCTTCGCATCGGTGTAAGCGCGTGATCACCATGGTCGCCTCGCAGCTCATGAAGACGCAGATTGCCTTGAACTGGATCGGCGGCCTGATCCATATGGCACCGTCCAACATCCTGACTCTGCTGCCGAGCCTTGGCCTGGCCAAGCGGGTGTCGTCGCGGATCAGCAAGACCATCAAGGCCACGCCCGTGCTTCGTGAGCGCGTGGCGACCGGGAGCGGGGCGATCAACACCATGGACACTAAAGAGTTCGAGGGTGGTTCTCTGTACGTCACCACCGCTGGCTCTGCGGCTAACCTATCGGAGCTGTCGGCGCGTTACGTTTACGGCGACGAGATCGACCGCTGGGAAGTGGACATAGGTGAAGAGGGCGACCCCATCGAGCTGGCGGAAACCCGAGCCAGTACCTTTGGCCGCAACGCGAAGTTTTATTTCTCCAGTTCGCCGACGATCAAGGGCGCCTCGCGGATTGCCGACCTGTTCGAGGGCAGCGATCAGCGTTATTACTACGTACCGTGCCCGACATGCGGGCACATGCAAACCCTGGAGTGGGAACGACTGCACTACTCGAAGGACTACAGCGTCGCGCATTACCAGTGCGCCGGCTCTGAGTGTGACGTGCTGATCGAGGAACACCACAAGGGCGAGATGCTCGCCAAAGGCGAATGGCGCGCGCATGCCGAGGGCGATGGCGAGACGGTGGGCTTCCACCTCAATGCGCTGTATTCGCCGCCGGGCTGGACGGACTGGAAGTTACTGGCCAAGCAATTCGAAAAGGCCAAGAAGGCCCAGGCCAAAGGCGATCTTGAGCCCATGCAGGTGTTCTACAACACCCGTCTGGCGAAGGTCTGGGACAGCGCGCAGGAGCAAACCAAGGCTGATACGCTGAGGATGCGGGCGCGGCTGGAGGACTTTACCCTCGGCTCGCTATCGGCCGCGGTGATGATGATCACCGGCTCCGTCGACGTTCAAGCTAATCGCCTGGAGTTCATGGCCATGGGCTGGGGCGTCGGCATGGAGCGCTGGGTTGTTGACTACCAAGTGGTCTCGGGCGATCCCGCAGACGAACGCACCTGGGCGGCGCTGGACGAATTGCTCAAGGCTAAGTACCACCATCCGTGCGGGGTCAGCTTGGGCATTCTTGCCGTAGCCGTCGATTCCGGCGGCCACCACACCGATGAGGTCTACCAGTTCTGCCGCGTTCGCCGCTGGCGAAATGTGTTCGCCATCAAGGGGGCGAGTAAGCCTGGTAAACCGGTGATTGCCCAGCGCCCGTCGATGGTCGACGTAACCTGGAAAGGCCAGACCGAACGCAACGGTGCCGAGCTGTGGTTTGTCGGTACCGACACGGCCAAGGACTGGATCTACAACCGCTACCCGTTCGAATCTGGACCGGGCGCACTGCACTTTGCCAACGACTTGCCGGATGACTTTTTCACTCAGTGTGTGGCCGAGCGCAAGGTCGCGCGCTACGTGCGGGGACACAAACGCATTGAGTGGGTCAAAGGCAAGGCCGAGCGCAACGAAGCGCTCGACCTGATGGTGTACTGCCTGGCCATGGCGCATTACCTGGGCCTCAACCGCTACAAGGAACACGACTGGGAGCGGGTGCGTCAGTCCCTGGTGCAGTCTCGTTTGTTCGACGAAGCGTCAGGCATCAAGCCGGTTCAAGGCGAGCGGGTTAGTAACACCGGACAAGCAACATCAGTTGCCGCACCACAACTGGCCTCGCAACCCACTGCTCCAGCCGCGCAATCGCGACCTGCCGCTCCGCCACCTCAGCGCCGCAGCTCTAGCAGCGGCTATTTGAAGAGGCGTTAACTCAAGAAGGCAGGCCAATCATTGGACTTATGATCCGCGCGCCAAGCCCAAGTGCTTGGGACACAAGGCCGCGAGCAACTTCTTTGCCTCCTTCCTTGGCAGTGTTTGTTAGCTCTTCACCGATGGAGGTTTTTGAGTTCACGCTGTCGGGCACGGCTTTTAATACCTCAAGCCCTTTCGCGGTTAGAACGGCATTGTCGATACGCATGTACGGGTAGGGCTCGCAAGTTAAATAACCTGCTTGCATCAGCCAGTTGGCTGTGGCGATGAAAAATTCAGCGTCTTCTGTCGGCACATCCATTTGATGCTCTTCGTCGAAATACAGAGCGGTTTCGACGATGGCTTCGGCCATCAGTGTTTGGGGTAGGGGAAAACTCTGGTAAAGCTCGGCAAATATCTTGCCGGTAATGTCGTCGAATTTTTCAATGTTGGAGACAGCCATGTCACAGAACTCCGAAGAAAAAGCACAACAAGTGCAAAAAGTAAAAGCCGCCGCCGAACTCCAGCACGAACTTCGACGGGTAGTGGCTGATCAGTTAACAGGACGAATGGACTGGGTCCGCGCACGCACCTACTGGCGCACTCGTTTGCTGGATATTCCACTGGAGGAACTGGCTGACGCACTGACCCATGTCCTGGCGGGTGGCAGCTTTCGGCAAGAGATCCTGTCGCGAAACCAAAACTTCGTCTGAAGGTTTTTACATCACACCGTCATTCCTCCGCTAGAGCAAACACTCATGTCTTTTACCCAGAAGCACCTCGACGCGGTTGAGGCGGCCATTGCTCGCGGTGAGAAAGTTGTGCGCTACACCGACCGCACCGTGGAGTACCGCACGGTCGATGAGCTGCTCAAGGCTCGCGAAGAAATACGCTCGTCGCTGATCAGCGCCGCCGGTCCACGTTCGCGCGTAGTCCGGCTGTACCACGGGGGTAAGGGAGTCTAATGGCCCGCCAGTTTCCGACGCTGACCCGTAACGGATTTGTGCTGCCGTCGAACATCAAGGCCAGTTACGAAGGCGCCGGAGAAGGGCGCCGCTCCGCTGGCTGGGACGCTCCCGACAATGGGATCAACAGCATCAACACCCCGGCACTGCGCAACCTGCGGTCGCGCTCCCGGGCAGCGGTTCGCAATGACCCGTATGCCTTCAACGTCATCGACAAGCGCGTCAGTAACCTGATCGGTACGGGCATCACCCCTCGGCCAACGACCGACGATGATGCTTTACGCAAGCTGCTGCAGGAGCTGTGGGGCGATTGGGTCGATGAGTCGGATGCGGATGAGCGTACCGATTTCTACGGCCAGCAGGCCTTGGCGGCGCGCACGGTAGAAACCTCGGGTGAGTGCTTTGTGCGGCTGCGACCGCGTAGCCTGGACGAGGGCTTGGCGGTTCCACTGCAGCTCCAGATTCTGGCGCCGGAGTTTGTCCCGCATGACAAGTTCGAGAGCACTAAAACCGGCAACGTTATCCGCGCCGGGATCGAGTTCAACCCGGGCGGCAAGCGGGTGGCGTATTGGATGTATCTGTCGCATCCACGCGATGCGGCATCGCTGAACGCCGGCTACAACCAGTTAGTCCGCGTGCCGGCTGCCCAAGTGCTGCACATCTTTGAACCGGTCGAGCCGGGTCAATTGCGTGGGGTGCCCCGATTGTCGCCGGTACTGAAACGCCTGCGCAGTCTCGACAACTACGACGATGCGGTGTTGTTTCGCCAGGAGGTGGCGAACCTGTTTGCCGGCTTCATCAGTCGTCCAGCTCCGGACTCAGGGCAGACACCCCGAGACCCGGTCACCGGCCAACTTTTGGATCTCGACCGCGACGGCTTCACGCCGATGGTCGCGCTGGAGCCCGGCACCATGCAGGAGCTGGGGCCAGGAGAGGAGGTCGAGTTTTCCAAACCGCCAGATGCGGGCAATAACTATCCGGACTTCATGCGGCAGCAACTGATGGCCGCAGCCGCTGGGTCCGGCACGCCTTACGAGATCCTCACCGGCGACATGCGCGGGATCAACGACCGGGCGCTACGCGTAGTGCTCAACGAGTTTCGGCGCCGCCTGGAACAACTGCAATTCGGTGTTTATGTTCACCAGCTCTGCCGCCCAGTGCGGGCGGCCTGGATGGACATGGCCGTGTTGTCCGGTGTCCTGGTGCTGGACGATTACGCGCAGAAGCGCCGCAACTACCTGCGTACCCGCTGGGTGCCGCAAGGTTGGGCCTACATCCAGCCAGTACAGGACGTTCAGGCACGTCGAATGGAAGTGCAGGCCGGCTTTGCCTCGCGCAGCGAGATGGTCCTGCGCACCGGTTACGACGCTGAAACGGTCGACCTGGAAAACGCCGCCGATCTGGCGCGGGCCACAGCACTGGGCCTCAACTACAACACCCTAGATGCCGTCGAAACCAACGACGACAAGGAGCAACCATGAGCAAGCAAGCGCGACCCCGCATTTACAACCGCGCAGGCAAACGCGTCGAGGTATTGGACAAGACCTGGTACGCCGTGCATGCCAGCGGCGAGGCGACCGAGCGAGTGATCGAAGTGTTCGTCTATGGCGAGATCGGCGCGTGGGGCATCACCGCCAATCAGTTTGTGCAGGATCTGCGCGCCATGGACGACGGTGTGTCACCGGTGGTCGCCGCGTTCAACAGCATCGGTGGTGACCTGTTCGACGGGCTGGCTATGCACAACGCGCTGTCGCGGCTGGGCGAGCGCTGCACCGGTCGGATCGATGCACTGGCAGCCAGTGCGGCCAGTGTTGCCGTGTGCGGTGCACATCGAGTGGTCATCGCTTCCAATGCGATGTTGATGATCCACAACCCATGGACCTACGCCGCCGGTGATGCGGAAGACTTCCGCAAGGTGGCCGAGGTCCTCGACCAGACCATGGAAGCGATTATCGCGGCGTACAAGGCCAAAGCGCCGGACATCGACGAGGACGAGCTGCGGCGTCTGGTGGCGGCTGAAACCTGGCTGACCGCCAACGAAGCGGTGGCATTGGGGCTGGCCGATGAAGTCGGTGACGGCGTCAAGGTCAAAGCCTGCCTCGGTCAAGGCGCGGTGCTACAGCGTTACCAGCACGCTCCTGCTGAGTTGTTGGCTCAGCTCGACGAGCCACCCGAAGCGGATCCGGATTTGGAGCTGGATCCGGTCGATCCACCATTGGTGCCGCCGGTAGTCGATTCGGCCAAATTGGCATTGATGATTACCCAGCGTTGCACGGCCGCGGGCATCAGCAACTTGGTCGAGCCGCTGCTTAGCTCGACCCAGCTCGAAAGCGAAGAGATCGTCCTGGCTGGCTTGGTCCGTGCCAAGGCGGTGAATGACCTGTGCGTGGCGGCGCGTTTGCCGGAGTTCAGTGCCGAATACGTGTCAGCGGGGCTGGATGCTGCGGCGGTTCGGGCGCGTCTGTTCGACAAGATTGTCACCAGCGGCAAGGGCTTTGAAATCGACAACAGCCTGCCGCTGGACAACGACCCGGCGCCCAAGGTGCTGGCCAAACAACCTGATCCCACCTCGATTTGGGCCTCGCGACAAGCGGCTCAATCTGGCACTGCGCGCGGCGCGAAAGGAGCAAGACCATGATCAAAAAAGAATCGATTCACGCCGGTGAGTTCCTGCTGTCGGAAGGCGCGGGAAACATCTCCCGCGAAACCATCAACGTGGCTGCTGGGCCTGCGCTGTTAGCCGGGCAGATCCTCGGTCGGGTGACGGCCAGCGATGAGTTCGCGGCATATGACCCGGCAGCGGAAGACGGCAGCGAGACGGCCGTCGCGGTGCTCTTCGGTCCGCTGGGCGAGTCGGATATTGTGCGTCGCGGCCGCGCCGTGGTGCGCTTGGCGGAAATCATCGAAGCGCACCTGACCGGGCTGGATCCTGACGCCGAGAACGCACTGGCCAGCCACTTCCTGATCGTCCGTTAAGACCATCAGCCCACGTTAAGCACCCCGCCTTGAGCGGGGTTTTTCATTTCTGGAGAGTCCCCATGGCCGAAATCGCCATTTTTGACGACGAAGCATTTACCGTCACCACGCTCACTGCCGCAATCAATGAGCAACCCTATCTGCCGGGGCGCATCAGCGCCCTGGGCTTGTTTCGTGAAGAAGGCATCACCACCCTGACCGTGCAGATTGAAAAGGACGGCGACACCCTGGCGTTGGTGCCGGCCGGCGAACGGGGCAGTTCGGGCCTGGTGGTCGGGGCCAGCAAGCGCAACCTGATTCCGTTCAACACTGTGCACCTGCCGGAGCGCTTCACCATCAAGGCCGACGAAATTCAGGGCATTCGCGCCTTCGGTACCCGTACCGAGCTGCAAGCGGTGCAGGACGTGGTCAATGCCCGCCTGGCCAAAGCCCGTCGCCAGCTGGATGCCACGCACGAGTTCCAGCGCATGGGCGCACTGAATGGCCTGATCCTCGATGCCGATGGCTCGACGGTACTGTTGGATCTGTATGACCGTTTCGGTGTGCAGCGTCAGAAGCTACCCATGGGCTTGGCAGACCCGAGCACCGAGCTGCGGGTTAAGTGCGGCGAAGCACTGGATATGCAAGAGGACGCGCTGGGTAGTGTGACTAGCACCAGTTCCCGCGCCTTCTGCGGCAAGAACTTCTGGAACAAGCTGATCGTTCACAAGTCGGTCAAGGAAACCTACCTCAACAGCCAGCAAGCGGCAGCCTTGCGTGGTGACGCTCGGGAGAGCTTCGAATTCGGTGGCATTATCTGGGAGCGCTACCGTGGCAAGGTGGCCGGTGTGTCGTTCGTCCATGACGACAAGGCGTTGTTGGTCCCTGAGGGAGTACCTGATCTGTACATCTCGGTGTTCGCTCCTGCGGACTACATGGAAACGGTCAACACTCAGGGAATCCCTTACTACAGCATGATCGAGCCGCTGCCGTTCAACAAAGGCATGGCCGGTGAAGCCCAGTCCAACCCGCTGCACCTGTGCACCCGACCTCGCGCCCAGATCCTGCTGGAGCTCTGACCATGGGATTTCGCGATCTGATCGCCGAGGTCGATGCGGTAGTGTTCGAAACGCTGGGCGACACCGCGCGGATCGAGGGTCGCGAGGAGCCGGTGTTTGGTATGTTTGCAGCGCCCTGGTTGCAGCCGAAGTTCGGCAAGCTCAACACCGGCCTGCGGGAGCCGCGCTTTGAGATTCGCGTCAGTGATTCCCACGGACTGGAGCAGGGTTTGCTGGTTACCGTCGATCTGCCGGAATTGGATGGCGGTGGGGAGTACGACCTGCTGCAACTGGAGCCGAGCGGCGACGGTCTGGTCGCCTTGATCCTGAGGATGCGCCCATGAGTGTCGGTAGCTATTTCAAACCCTCGGCCGGCGGCGGGATGATCTCGATCCAGTCCTCGGCCGCCGATCTACAAGCGTTTCAGGAGTTTGCCAAGGCCGTTCCCAAAGCGGCGGCCGTGGCTCAGCGTCGCGCCATTAACAAGACGCTGGGTTGGCTGCGCACGCACATTGCCCGGGCGGTCAGCCGGCAGGAGCGAATCGCGGTCGCGGCGGTGCGTCAGCGCTTACGCAGTTACCCGGTCTCCGGTTCAGCCACCAGCGGCAAGCTGTGGTTTGGACTCAATGCCATCGAGTCCAGCCGGATCGGCCGCGCGCGCCAGACCGGCAGCGGCGTGTCGGTAGCCGGACGGAGGTACCAGGGCGCGTTCATCAAGAAGGTCTACGGCAACAAGCCCGACATCTGGATTCGCACGGCGAGCAAGCACTTCAACGCGGACGACTACCCCGACAGCACAGTGTCACCGGGTCGCGGGCCGAGCTCTGGGTGGGTGGCCGAAAATGGCAGTCGCTTTCCGTTGGCCAAGGCCAAAGTCTCGCTGGAGCAGGCGCGGCCACACTTCGATAGCTGGGTACAAAAGGCGGATAAGCGCCTGCTGGAGATCCTGAAACAAGAACTCAACTTTGAGCTGCAGAAGTACCTCAAGAGGATAGGCAATGTCTGATGAACCCTTCAGCCTCGCCAAGCTCTATCGGGCGATTGAGCAACATCTGGTGATCAATTTGCCCGGCGTCCAGGCGGTGACGGCCTGGCCGAAAATTTCAGATCGCGTTGCGCTTCCAGCTGTGTTTTTGGAGCTGGCGGAGATGGAGCCAGGTACCGACATCGGCACGGGCGAAACATCGTTGGTCTGCAAGTTCGAGGTGCGAATCATCGTCGACCCAATTAAGCCCCACCATCACCAGCAGGCGGTGCAGCTGGCCACCCAGCTCGCTGTAGTGTTGCGTGCTCAGACCTGGGGCCTTGAGGTTGAACCGGCGGAGTTCGTACAAGCGCTGCAGGACTGGACCCGGCCCGAGCTGGACGGTTACACCGTGTGGCTGGTGGAGTGGAATCAACAGATTTACCTCGGTACCGAGCAATGGCCTTGGCCGGATGAGCCGCCGGGCTCGCTATTGTTCGGCTTTAACGACGACGTCAAAGAGGATTTTGGCCCGGCAGCGGATTTATGAGTGGCTACGCAACCGCCCAACACGACCGCATGATCGCGGGCGTGGTCAAGGATTGTTATGTGGTGGCTGTCGATCTGACCGCCTCGCCGCCGGTTTGCCGCGTGTCGGACGGTGAGTGGATCAGCGCCTGGGTACGCTGGCACAGCATCGCGGCCGGCAAGGCCAAGCACTGGCGGGCACCTTCCATGTACGAACAGGGGACGCTGATCAGCGCCAGCGGAGACGTGGCACAAGGCACGTTCATCCCGGGCTTGTACGGTAATGCCGGCCCACCGCCGGACAACCGCGATCATGTGGAAGTCTGGCGGTTTGATGATGGCGGCTCGTTGATCTACGACTGGCAGGCCAAGAGCTACAGCATCACTCTGCCGAGCGGTACGGTGACCATCAAAGTCGCCAGCACGGAGGTGGTCGTAACGGACAGCGCTGTGAACGTGACCACCGGCAACATCAACCTGAAAGCGGCGGTGACCATCGACGGCGCGTTACACGTCACGAAGGGCATCACCAGTGCCGGCGCGATCATCGATGCCGGCGGCAACAGCAACCACCACACGCATTAATTTCAACTCACCACAGCCCGCCCAGTGCGGGTTTTTTCACATCTGGAGTCTGCCTTATGAGTAAGTCTAGAACTGATGGCGATTCCGCCGGGGTATCCGAAGCCATTGCAGTTCCGGGATTGAAACCGGCATCGCCGGGTTTTTCTGCGACTGCTGCCGCGGTTGAGTCCATCGGATCACCACGCGTTTTTCGCGACAAGATTTTCACCTCGCGCACATTGATCCTACCCGGCGGCGGTACGCTTCCTGTTGTTGCTGGTCGCGTCACCGCATGTGGTGATGATCAATATGCGTTTTTGAAGGCGCACCCAGATCTGCAGCAATTGCCGGAGTGATCAAATGATCGGAATGGACCGCCACACCGGCCAACCCATTTCCGGCATCGCGCACTTGCGCCAATCCGTTCCAGACATTTTGGGCACGCCGTTGGGCAGCCGCCGGCATCGGCCGGAGTACGGCAGCAAGCTCCGGCGGTTTGTTGACTTGCCCGTTAATGAGGGCTGGAAAAGCGCCGTACAGGCTGAGGTCGCCCGCGCCCTTGGGCGTTGGGAGCCGCGTTTGAAACTGGATCAGGTGCGCGTCATTTCCGTTATTGGCGGGCAAATCAACCTGAAGATTGTCGGCGAGTACCTGGGCGACGGCGTCACGTTGGAGGTAGCCGTATGAGTATCGTGGATCTGTCGTCTTTGCCGGCGCCGACTGTGTTGGAGCCTCTGGACTTCGAAGAGGTTTATCAGGAAGGGCTGGGGGTTTTTCGCGGGTACATGGGCGGCAACTGGACCGCCGCGCTGGAAAGCGACCCGGTGGTTAAGGTGCTGGAGGTCGGTGCTTATATCAAGGTCGGCAACCGCGCCCGGGTCAATGACGCCGGCAAGGCGGTATTGCTGGCGCATGCCATACGCGGCGACCTCGATCACTTGGGGGCCAACGTCAATCTAAAGCGCTTGGTCATTCAGGCCGAGGATCTGCTGGCGGTGCCGCCGGTGCCGGAGGTCAAGGAGGAAGACGACCCGTTTCGCGAGCGTATCCAGTTGGCCTATGAGGGGTTGACCACGGCCGGCCCGCGTAACAGCTACATCCTGCACGCGCGCAACGCCTCGGGGTTGGTGGCGGATGCCACGGCCGAAAGCCCGGCGCCTTGTTACGTTACGGTTACGGTGCTGGGTTTGGACGGGCAGGGCGTGGCGCCGCCGGAGCTGCTGGCCACGGTGGCCATCGCACTGAATGACGACGACGTGCGGCCGGTGGGGGATCGGGTGACGGTGCAGAGCGCTCAGGTGATCCCCTACCAAATTAACGCGATTCTGCACATGGCCAGCGCCGGCCCCGAAGCGGATGCCAGTTTGGCCGAAGCAAAAAGCCGATTGGCGGCCTGGATCAATCCGCGCAAGCGGCTGGGCATCGAGGTCGCGCGCTCCGGCGTCGACGCTCAGTTGCACGTTGCCGGCGTTTCCCGGGTGGAACTGGTCGGCTGGCAGGACTTGGCCCCGACCAAGGCTCAGGCGGCGTTCTGTACGGGCTACACCGTGACGCTGGCGGGCTGATATGAAAAGCCTACTGCCGATCAACAGCACGCAACTGGAACGGGCCATGGAGGCGACGTTTTTCGAGAAAACGATTGTCCCGCTGCGCGACCTCTACAACGCCGATACCTGTCCGGTGCATCTGCTGCCGCATCTGGCGTGGGCGTGGTCGGTGGATCGCTGGGACTACCGATGGACCGAGGCTACCAAGCGCGCCGCCATCAAGGCCTCTTACTACATCCATGCCCACAAAGGGACCATCGGCGCGTTGCGTCGGGTGGTCGAGCCCCTGGGCTACCTGATCGAAATTATCGAGTGGTTCAACACCGTGCCTGAGGGCGTGCCGGGCACCTTTGCGCTGAAGGTCGGCGTTCTGGACACCGGGATCACCGAGGAAATGTATCAGGAGCTGGAGCGCCTGATCGACGACGCCAAGCCGGTCAGCCGGCACCTGACGGGGCTGGCGATCAGCCTCGAAAGCCAAGGCCTTTTGAACATCAGTGTTGCCCTGTACGAAGGCGACGAAATCGACGTTTACCCGCCGGTCATGCGTGACATCGAGGTCACCGGGTCCATCGGCGTGGTCGGGCGCGAACACTCCATAGACACCCTGGACGTTTATTATGATTGATGCGAATTCGCAGTTTTTCGCGATCCTCACGAACGTGGGGATGGCCAAGCAGGCCAACGCCGACGCGCTCGGTCTTCCCTGGAAGTTCACCGAAATGGGCGTGGGCGATGCCAACAACACCGACCCGATTCCCAGTGCGACACAAATCCACCTGATCAACGAATGGCGCCGCCGTCCGCTGAATCAGGTGCGGGTTGATCCGGTGAACCCGGCGGTGATTATCGCCGAGCAGATTATTCCGGCCGACGAGGGTGGGCACTGGATTCGCGAAATCGGGCTGTATGACGCGGACGGGGATCTGGTGGCGGTGGCCAACTGCGCGCCGAGCTTCAAGCCGGTGCTGTCGCAGGGGTCCGGCCGCACGCAAGTGGTGCGGATGAATTTCATCGTTGCCAGCACCGGCAACATCACGCTCAAGATTGACCCGTCGGTGGTGCTGGCGACTCGCGAATACGTCGATACGAAAATTCTGGAAGAGCTGTACAAGCTCGACAACAAGCAGTCGGTACGGGTGGCCACCACGGCCAACATTGCACTGGCCGGACTTCAGACTATCGACACGGTCGCCCTGGTGGCAGGCGATCGGGTGCTGGTGAAAAACCAGACCGTGGCCAAGGACAATGGCATTTGGATCGCCGCTGCACCGGTCTGGACGCGGGCGACGGATGCCGACACCAATGCCGAAGTGACCTCGGCGCTGCTGGTCTCCGTCGAGCAAGGCGCTACGCTGGCTGACTCTCGTTGGCAACTGGTCACGGATGGGGTGATTGTCCTGGGCACCACGCCGCTGACGTTTCAGGACGTGACTCAAGGCTATGCGCCGATTAACTCCCCGGCTTTGCTGGGCGCTCCAACGGCACTAACCCCGCCCCAGTTCGACAGTTCGCTCAGGCTGGCGAATACCGCCTTCGCCAAGCGGATGGGCGTTGAGTATTCGGGCTTCGCCCCGCTTACCGCCAGCACCGCGCTGGGCGCGTCAAGCATTGGCGGGATTGTTTCCGCCGCATCCGCTACACCGATCAACATTACGTTGCCGCCGACCGCCGGGGTTCCTGAGGGGGCGTCGGTCGCGGTGGTGAGCGCTGGGGCCGGTGCGGTGACTGTTCTGGCGGCCGGGCTGGACGTGCTGGCGTCTCAGGTCGCCGGAGTGATACCCGTCGTCTTGGGCATGGGGGATAACGCTGAGTTCGTGAAAGTGTCGGGCACCTGGCGCTTGCGAGGCGGCTCTATTGCGCTCAAATATGCCGCCGTGATGTCTGGCCCAAACTGGATCACGCCGGCGCAGTTCGCCAACGATAAATCGTATTCAACTACAGAGTTTGTGAAAAGATCACTGGGTAGCTTCTCTTCCAGTATTGCGATTGCAGGAGGTGCTGTAACACTGACCGCCGCCCATATAGGTACGCGGATTGAAATGTCGGGGGCGGGCACCCTCACGCTGCCTAAATCCACTCTAGTGCCTGCGGGTTCATCGATCCTGATTACTACGTCCAGCATAGCGGGATCAGTCAATCTGGCATTGCAGGCGGGGGACTCGCTCGCCATCAATAACGTGTCAGTGGTAGCGCCTTACGCGATGTCGAACGGATCAGACCTGTTGCTGATATCGGACGGTGCTCTTTGGCGAGCCCATGCAAGCCTTGAATGTTTGAGAACGTCCCCGCTCTTTGGCTCGTCCTTGGGTGTTAATGGTCAACAGAAGTTTCCTAGCGGGTTGATCATTCAGTGGGGTTCGTTTCAGTGCGGCATCAACTCAACCAATACGCTCGCGCTTCCGGCCGCCTTCCCTAATAACTTCTTTCATGGTTATACGACGATCACGGATAACGTCGCTAACGTGGGGTCATATCCCATTGCAACATTGTTGCCGCTGAGCTTGTCCACGTTCTCCCTGCGTTCCTATTACACGTCGTCAACCATTCATGTCTCTTGGTTCGCAGTCGGCAACTAGGGCGGCAATTAAACTAATTTAGTTAGGTGGTATATGGGTCTGTTCTCAAGTAAGTCTTTGAGTGGGTTTTATGACGTTTCTCTTGGTGGGGTATTTCCTGACGACGCGATCCCCATCACGTTAGAGCGACGAAATGAGCTGTTAACGGGGCAGTCCGAAGGTAAGTTGATCGACTTCAGTCCTGACGATGGTCCGGTGTTAATCGATCCGGCTCCGACCTCGGCTGAGGTGTTGGCCGCCATTGAACGGCAATGGCGTGATGAGCGTTTGCTGGCCACCGATGGCGTCGTGTCGCGGCATCGCGACGAGCTGGAAGGCGGGGTCGACACCACACTCACGCAGGTTCAGTACAGCGAGTTGCAGGCGTACCGCCAGTTATTGCGCAACTGGCCGGAAGCGGGCGAGTTCCCGTTGATTGAGCACCGTCCGGTGGCGCCGCCCTGGTTGACCGGTTCGCTGCAATAAACGCCCCGTACTGACGGGGCGTTTTCTTTTCCGTTACGCGTAACACGAACATCCCTCACAGCCTCGCGTATGCGGGGTTTTTTCGTTTCTGGAGATTGAGCTTTATGAGTTTCTTTCACGGCGTTACGACCACCGATATCAAGACCGGCGCGCGCACCATTTCCTTGCCGTCGTCGTCGATCATCGGCCTGTGCGACACCTTCACCCCGGGCGTCCTCGGCGGCGGTACGGCGCTGGCCGGCGAGCTGAAGTTGATCACCACCGAGCGCGAAGCCATTGCCGCCTTCGGCGCCGATTCGGCGCTCACCAAGGCCTGTCAGGCGATCTACACCAAGGCCAAGGCGGTGATCGTCGCCATCGGTGTGCCGAAGCTGGAAGACGCGGCGCTGCAAACCTCGGCGATCATTGGCGGGGTGCTGGCTTCCGGTAAGCGCACCGGCCTACAGGCCTTGCTCGATGGCAAAAGCCTGTTTAACGCTCAGCCGCGGTTGTTGATCGCGCCGAGGCACACGGCCACTCAAGCGGTGGCCACGGCGCTCGATGGCTTGGCGCAGAAGCTGCGCGCCATCGGCATTATCGACGGGCCGGGCACCACGGATGAGGCCGCCATGGCCTACGCCGATAACTTCGGCAGTCGCAACCTGTTCATGGTTGACCCGGGCGTGCAGTACTGGGACACCGGCCTAAGCCAGACGGTCGATGCCCCGGGTTCGGCCTGGGCGGCGGGCTTGTTTGCCTGGACCGATGCGGAATACGGCTTCTGGGCGTCGCCGTCGAACAAGGAGTTTGTCGGCATCACCGGCACGACCCGATCGGTCGAGTACCTGGACGGCGACGAGACGTGCCGGGCCAACCTGCTCAACAACGCCAACATCACGACGATCATCCGTGATGACGGTTATCGCCTGTGGGGCAACCGCACGCTGTCGAGCGATCCGAAATGGGCGTTCGTCACCCGCGTGCGCACGCTGTTCATCCTTATGGATGCCGTGCAGGCCGGCCACAAATGGGCCGTTGACCGTTCGATCACCAAGACCTACGTCAAGGACGTGACCGACGGCCTGGAAGCGTTCATGCGCGACCTGAGAGCCCAGGGCGCAATCATCAACTTCGAGGTGTACCCGGACACCGAGTTGAACACCGCCAGCCAAATTGCCCAAGGCAAAGTGTATTGGCGCATTCGCTTCACCGACGTGCCGCCGGCCGAAAACCCGAATTTCCTTTTCGAAGTCACCGATCAGTGGATGACCGAAGTTCTTGAAGCAGCCTAAGGGGCCTAGTCAATGATTCCTCAAACTTTGTTTAACACGAACCTGTTCGTTGACGGCGTGAACTTCTCCGGCGACGTGCCGAGCCTGACGCTGCCCAAGCTGACCAGCAAGACCGACGAGTATCGCGGTGGTGGCATGGCCGGTGCCATCGAAATGGATCAGGGGCTGGAAAAAATGGAGGCGTCCTTTGTCACCAAGGGCGTGCGCCGTGAGTCGTTGAAGTACTTCGGTCTGGCCGATGGCACGGCCTTCAATGCGACTTTCCGTGGTGCCTTCAAGGGGCACAAGGGCGCCGTGACGGCGGTGGTCGCCACCTTGCGCGGCCGGCTCAAAGAGGTCGACCTGGGCGACTGGAAGGCCGGTGACCCGGCCGAGATCAAACACGCCATCGCCGTCGCCTACTACAAGCTCGAAATCGACGGACGCCTGATGTACGAAATCGACATGGTCGCCGGTATTCAGGTGATCGACGGCAAAGACCAGCTCGCCGAAGTGCGCACCGCGCTCGGCCTCTAAGGGAATAGATCCAGATGAAAGCAACTGATAAAGCACTGCCGGTCTGGCTGGCGGTCAGCGCGATCGCCGCTGTCGTGACCCTCACACGTCCCAGCGACGCCAACGGGGTCAAGGTCGAGACGTTGACCCTGCGCGCTCCGATCGTGCGCGAGGTGCGGGCGGCCGACCGTGCCTCTAACGGGGACGAGGAACAGCGCGAGCTGATGTTGTTCGCGGGCTTGGCCGAGGTCGGCCTCAAGGATCTGGAAGGCCTCAAGCTGGTGGACTATCGCCGTGTACAGGCGGCCTATTCGCACCTGGCGCCTGATACCGATTACTCGACGTCGATGCCGGCGTGGTTGTCGATCACCACCGATAACGTGCTGGTCACGCTGTCGTGCCCGAGCGAAATCAACGGCGTCACGGTCGATAAGTTGGCCCTGCGTTCCCCGACCGTGCGCGACGTTCGGGCGGCGAGTCGTGAGGCGGGCGGCGATGACGAGCAGCGCGAGCTGGTGTTGTTTGCCGCGTTGGCCGGTGCGCCTGTTACGGATCTGGAGGGCCTGAAGCTGGTGGATTTCAACCGCCTGCAGGCCGGCTATTTTCGTATGGACCAAGACCACGGGGTTTAACCCCGGCGTCATAAAAATGGCCGCGAAACGTTTGGCGGCGGAAACCGGATTTTCCGCCGCTGAGATTCTGTCGATGCCGTTTGCTGAGATGGTGTGGTGGCTCACGGATTGAGCCGCCTTCGGTAAGGCTGTGCAAATGGGGGCCATGACATGGCGAACAAACTCGCCCTCGGGCTGGTCATCGGCGGCGCCGTCAGTTCGACGGTCGGTGCTGCATTCAAAGACGTGACGGGACGCATCAAGCGCCTCGAGGCAGAAGGCAACAAGGCGCGCGTGCTGCAGCGCACGATTGGCGACACCATTCGCCTGCGTGATGAGTGGAAGAAGGCCCACGACAGCGGCGCCGCCGGGGCATCCAAATTGCTCAACCGGTTGAACTCCAACCTCGATAGCTTGAAGAAACAGGGCGTCGAGGTCGGTCGGCTGGAGAAGGCCTATCGGTCCATGGGACAGGCGGCCAACAAAGCCGAGCTGAAGGCCAAGGGGCATCAGCAGCTGGATGCCGGCAAGGCCGGTATGAAAAGCGCGGTCGGCGCCGCTGTCGTCGGTATTGGAGCTCTGGCGGTACCGACGAAGGTCAGCGCGGACTTCGGGGCCATTGTGCGTGACATCGCGATCAAGGCCGGCATTGCCAACAAGCCGCAAGAACAGGAGATGTCGCGCAAGATCATTGATACCTCGCGCGACACCGGCATGGCGCGCAACGACGTGGCCGACGTGGTCAACCAGTTGGTTGGCGCCGGTATGGAGTTGAGCAAGGCCCTGGAATATGCGCCGGTCGCGGCCAAGTTTGTCGTGGGGCAGGGGTCCAGCGGTGTCGACACGGCGAAGATGATCAACGCCCTGGGGCAAAACGCCAAGATCACCGATCCCAAGCAGATGCAGCAAGCGCTGGAAGCGATTGCCTATCAAGGGCAGGCGGGCAGCTTTGAAGCGGCCGACATGGCCAAGTGGTTCCCTGAGCTGTTGGCCAACATGGGCAGCCTGGGCATCACCGGCATGGACGCGGTGACGCAGTTGGGTGCCATGCTGCAAGTGCAGATGAAGTCGGCCGGCGGCGCCGATGAGGCGGCCAACAACCTCAAAAACTGGATGGGCAAAATCGGCTCAGGCGACACCGTCAAGGCGTATGAAAAGGCCGGTATCGACTACAAGGGCTCGATGCAAACCGGTTTGCAAAACGGCATGTCGACGCTGGAAACCAGCATGGCGTTGGCTCAGAAATACATCCAAGCCACCGATCCGAAGCGCGCGGCGGCGATGGCTGAAGCGACGTCCAAGATCAGCCAGCAAGCCGATCCGGAGAAGGCAAAGGCCATGATGGCCTCGCTGGAAGAATCCCTGAAAACCGGCGACCTGTTCGCTGACATGCAGGTCAAGGCCGCGCTGTCGGCGTTCATGCAGAACAAGGCGCTGTACAGCCAGCTTAAAAACGATTCGCGCGATGCCACCGGCATCCTCGACAAAAACCTCAGCGAGCGGCGTGAGGCGTCGTCGCAGAAGTGGGCCGAAATGGCTCAGTCGATGGATGACGCCATGCGCAGCGTGGGGGACGCCCTGCGCCCGGTCACGGACACGGTGGCCGAGGCGCTGACGAAGGTCACCAAAAGCATTACCTCAATGTCTGACAGCGCGCCCGGGGTGGTGACGGGGATCGCATTGGTCGGTGGTGGATTGGTCACGCTCACGGGCCTGTTCAGTTCGTTCAAGATGGGTAAAGGGCTGTTCAACCTGGCGCGCGGCTCGCTGGGTGGCGGCAAGGCCGGCGCGGTGCAAAAGGTCTTTGTCACCAACCCCGAGGACGGCGCTGATGGCGCTGGAGCTAAGGGCAAGACCGGCAAAGCGCTGTCGCTGGTGGAAACCGGGCTCAAGGCGGTGGCGGCTTTCACGGGCAAGGGCGCCGACGATGAAGCGAGCGGCCAGGACGACAAAAAGCCCGGTAAATTCGATGTGATCGCGACCGGCCTCAAAGTGGTTTCGATGGCGAAAGACGTCGCCTCAAGCGGCGATGGGGGCGGCGAGTCGGGATCGGCTGACGACGGCGTTAAAAAGGTTTTCGTGGTCAACGCGGGAGCCCTGGGCGGCGGCGCTGAAGGTCCTGGGGAAACGCGCCGACGTGGACGCGGGTCAAGGCGCAATGCTTCGCGCCGACGGCCGTTGCCTCGGCCGGGTAGTTCTTCGCGCTCGCCGGTCCCTGTGCCGCGTCCGCCGATTCCACCGGTATCGGTTCCAGCCGGGTCGATGGCCCGGCTGGGCGGGGTGGTGCAGGCAGTCGGCAAGATCGGCAAAGCCGCCAAGATGATTCCCGGCGGCTCGCTGATGGAGGCCGGCGCCATGGCCTTCGACACCTATGAGAATGCCAAGACCCAGGGCGAAAAGGCCGAGGGTTACGGCGCGGCTGCCGGTTCGTTGGCGGGCACCATGGCCGGCGCGGCGGCCGGCGCGGCCATTGGCTCGGTGGTGCCGATTATCGGGACCGCCATTGGTGGCTTGATTGGTGCCTACCTCGGCAGTCAGGGCGGCCAGATGTTGGGCGGCGCCGTGGGCAAGTCGGTGTTTGGTGGCGAAGAGGAAAACCCCGCCCCACCGGCCACGCCGTTGTTGATGGCGCCACGCCCGGGACCGGCTATTCCCAGCTTGGCCAGCATGGGCCAATCGTTCAATGGCGCGAAGGGTTCCGGTGCGTTGCTGATGGCCTCGGGGGCAACCCCACAAGGGCCGGCGCTGGGCGACGTCGCCCGCGCTATGGCCGTGCAGGCGCCGGCCAAGCCGGCAGCCGTGGCCATTCAGCCCAAGGAGGCGGAGAAGCCGGCACCGACCAAAGTGGATCAGCAGTTCCAGTACTCGCTGAGCATGCCGGTCACGGTGCAAGGGGATGTCAAAGACCCGCAACGCTTGGCTCAGGACTTGATGCCGCACATGCGGCTAATGATGGCAGACGCGGCGAAGCAGAACGCAGCGAAGCTGTATGACGAACCCCACCTGTAAGGAGGCCGCATGGCGTATATGGAACAGTTGCAAGCGGGGCTCAAGTACTTGGTCGAGGCCGGGGAGGCGGGGCGCCGCAGTGCGGACGGCATGCTGGGCCCGGTCAACGGCGCGATCAGTGAAATTACGGGCGCGGCGTCCGAGCTGGAAAACATCCCGTTCGTGGGGCCGGCGATCGGCGCCAAGCTTCAGCGGGTGATGCGCGGCGTCGACGCGGCCCAGGCCAAGGTCGGCCAAGTGGTGGCGGTGTACGGCCGGGCGACGCGGGCGGCCGCCGAAGTGCAGGAGCGCATGGGGACGCTGAAGGAGCAGGCGGGCAAGGCGGCGACGGCGATCAACAACATTGCCGGCAAGGTCAGCCCGTCGTTGGCCAACATCGTGCCCACCAGTTCCTTTGCCGTGGATGCTACGCCGGCGCCGGAAGCGGTGAAGCCGTTCCCACACCTGCTGATCATTCAGCCCCGTGACCCGAAGCTTCAGCCGTACTTCTTCAATCTGGACACGGCGGCCTTCGACGAGCTCAGCCGCTCGACCGAATTCCGCTGGGCTTCCCAGGAACGCCTGTCGCGCCGCCCGGCGCAGCAGGGCATTGGGATGGGAGAGGAAAAGCTTACGCTCAAAGGCACGATTTACCCGGGCTTCAAGGGTGGGCTCAAGCAGCTCGACACGTTGCGCAGCATTGGGGCCAGGCTTCAGCCGCTGACCCTGACCACGGGCTATGGCGACGTGATGGGGACGTGGTGCCTGAAGACCATCGGCGATGAACAAAGCGCGTTTTTGCACGGCGGGATTCCGCGTAAACAAGGGTTCACTCTGGAGTTTGGGCGCTATGGCGACGACATGCAGAACGTCTGATGGGGACATGCTCGATGTCATTTGCCATAACGTTTATGGGCATCTGAACGGCAGCACCGAAGCGGTGCTGGATGCCAATCAGGGGTTGGCGGATGAACCCCAGCCTTACCGTACCGGCGTAGTGATCTATCTGCCGGATCTGCCCAGCCCGACCAGGGAGGGGGTGAGCTTGTGGGATTGATGGTCTACACTCGCGTCGCTTGATTCCTCAAGCTCCTTTCTTTTTTTACCCGCCTTGTGCGGGTTTTTTTTTGAGTAAAATCCATGACCCCCATGTTTCGAATCGTGGCCGATGGCGCCGATGTAACGGCTAAGATCAATGATCGGTTGTTGTTGCTGCGCACCTCTGACAAACCCGGGATGGAGTCCGACGAGTTTGAGTTGCGCATTGATGACCGTGACGGCCAGGTGCTGCTGCCTCGGCGTGGCAGCTCGATCGAGATCTATCTGGGTTATGCCGAAACCTCCTTGGTGCGCCTGGGGCGTTACGCGGTGGACACGGTCGAGGTGTCGGGTCCGCCGGACTCGATCGTGATCAAGGGCAAGGCCAGCGACATGCGCGGCAGTGGCAAGACCATTCGCAGCGGCAGCTGGGAAGACGTGCCGTTGTCGACGATCGTGGCCGACATCGCAGCGCGCAATGGCTGGCAGCCGGTGTGCCCGGTATCGACGAAAGTCGCCCGGGTCGATCAGCTCAACGAGTCTGATTTTAATTTCATCACGCGGCTGGCAAAGCAATACGACTGCACGGCCAAGGTGGCTGACGGCAAACTGATAGTGATGCCGCGGCAAGGTGGCCAGACCGCCAGCGGCAAGGCGTTCGGCGCGATCACCCTGACGCGTAGCGACGTCAGTCGCTGGCAGTTCAGCCTGGGCGATCGCAACTCTCACAAGGCCATGGCGACCAAGCACCAAGACAAGAAGACCGGCAAGCTCGCCACCGTCTCAGTGGATAACGACGACGCCCCGGATGGCTTGCCGGCGGTGCATACCGATCGGCATATCTACCCGAACAAGACCGCCGCCGAGTCGGCTGCCAAGGCGCGTTTGGCCGCGTTCAATCGCTCAACCGCTGACGTGCGGTTCGAGATGCCCGGTCGGACCGACATCTTTGCCGAGCGCCCGATTAACGCCCAGGGCTTCAAGGTCGGGCTCGATGGCGAGTACCTGGCGGATTCGGTGGAGCAGGTGTTTACCCAATCCGGCTGGTCGACCACGGTCGAGTGCAATGCGGGCAAACAAGGCAAATCCAAAGGCAAGAAAAAGAAGACAGCGGCACCGCTCAAGGTTGTGAGCGTCGAGAAGCAATAACGCATCCCATCGCCGCCTGAGTGCGGTTTTTTTATGTCAGGAGTGTGTATGTCCATTACGGAGCAACAGCTACAACGCATCATGCCTAACGCCCGCCGCCAAGCGGGCGTTTTTGTATCCGCCCTAAACGCGGCCATGGCGCATCGGCAAATCAATACGTCGAAACGTCAGGCGGCGTTCCTGGCCCAAGTTGGTCATGAGTCGGGCCAGCTGCAGTACGTCCGTGAGTTGGGTGGCGATCAGTACCTGAGCAAGTACGACACCGGCACTCTGGCCGTGAAACTGGGCAACACCCCGGAGCCGGATGGCGATGGACAGCGCTTTCGCGGTCGCGGCCTGATCCAGGTGACCGGCCATAGCAACTACCTGCGCTGCAGCTTGGCGCTGTTCGGCGACGAACGTTTGCTGCGCACCCCTGAGCTGCTCGAGCAGCCGCAATGGGCGGCCGAGTCCGCCGCGTGGTTCTGGTGGGGACGCGAGCTGAACGCCTTGGCGGATCGGGATGAATTCAATGCGATCACCCGCCAAATCAACGGTGGACTCAACGGCCTGCGGGATCGGCTGCAGTTGTGGGCTCGGGCGAGGGCAGTGCTATGCGTGTCGTCGACCTGATCCCCGCGCCGTACCGGTTGTTAGCCGTTGGCGTGCTGCTGACCGCATTGGTCGGCGGATCTGCCGCGTCGGCCTGGAAGGTTCAGGACTGGCGCTACGGCCAGCAACTCGCCGAACAGGCCAACCTGCACAAGGACGATCTGATCGCTATCAGCAACGCCGCCGCTGACCAGGTGCGCACGGCACAGGACAAGCGCCTGGCACTGGAGCTGCGGCTGTCGGCCAGTGAACAAACCCACTACAAGGAACTGAGCGATGCTCAAACCAACCAGGCTCGCCTGCGTGATCGCCTTGCCACTGCTGATCTGCGGCTGTCAGTCCTACTCGACGCCGCCGATGCAGTCAGTGGCGACACAGTGTCAGCCGCCACCCCAACCGGCGGCATGGTTCATGACCCCACAAGAGCCCAACTTGACCCAGCGCATGCTCAACGAATTATCGGCATCACCGATGCCGGCGACCAAGGATTGATCGCCTTGGCTGCCCTGTCAGGCCTACGCCAAAGAAATATCGACGCCGAAGTGAAAAAGAGCGGCCGGGTAGTCAACATCCAACCTGGCCGCCGTCCCTGCAGATTGTCCCTGCAAGTCCAGCCAAGGCTCGTGCTCCGAGCACAACGCGGGGTGCATCTTCGTCGGATTTAGCTACGAGATAGTAAAGATTCGATACAGCCCACCTAATCAGAGACAAGGAAAGGCGGGCATGAGCGGTGAGTGAAAGTTGGAGGCTTATCGTTGCATCGCTTGCCCTGAGAGCGCTACGACGTGGTTTCGTGCGGTTTCCTGTTGACCATGACTTCGACTCTGTCAGAGATGAAAAGAGGAGTGGAGGTGGTTTTGCGGGGTTCGTCGGCGGCGTAACCCTTTAAGTCTTAATAAATTTGCAGAAATTAAAAAAAGTTTGGCGCTCAGTTGCATTTCTAGAAGACTCAGCTAGCTTTTCATGAGAGGAAAAATAATAAATTAGGAAGAGTCGCAGTGTAAGGTTTAAGTGATGATTAATTTAAATGCTTGTTGATGAATTGTTTTGTTGGTCTATATGGTTTGGCCGGAAGATGTTATTTTCTGTTGAAGATATATTGTCTGGGTTGGAATAAAGTGTCCTGTTACTAAATAAGGGTAAGTATTTTTCATAATTCCAATGATGTTAGGAGCACTAGATGGATTTTTTTATTCCTGCGCCAGCAATTCCTCGTACAGTCAAACCATCTCTTTTCACACCCTTCGATATCGGGATTGATGCATTGTTAGGCGTACCCCTAGCACGAAAAAGTTTTCAGGTTGACGGAAATGGTTTGGCCGTGGCTGTCTTGGATACAGGCCTTCGAGTTACACATGAGTGCTTTGCTGGTCGTGTTGTCGAGGGGCGTAATTTTACTAGGGATGATGATTCTGATCCGTCGAAGGTTACAGATTACAATGGGCACGGAACCAACGTCACTGGACTCATTGCAGCAGGTACAAACGATGAGCGTCGAGGCATCGCCCCTATGGCCTCGATAATACCCCTCAAGGTTTTTCCGGCGATGACAATTGATCCAGTCTTGGATGCCTTTAAATGGGTTGATGATAATGCTGAGCGACTTAGTATATCAGTTGTCAACTTGTCGTTAGGTGTCCCTGGTATCAACCTTGAGAACGATGAGACAGCAAGAATCCAATTTCCTGAGCTACATAAAGTACTAAAGTCCCTTCATGCCAAACGTATCGCGGTCGTTTTTGCAGCAGGGAACGACTTCAAAGAGTTTGAAATTGAGGGTATGAGCATTCCAGCTATTTTTCGAGAGGCAATATCGGTTGGCGCTGTATATGACTCTTCGGTTGGCGAGCGATCTTATGAGAGCGGTGCTGTCGCTTTTACGACTCATGCTGATCAAATTACTCCATATACCCAGAGACTATCTAAAGAAACGAGCCCTGAGTGCTATACCGATGTTTTTTCCGCGGGGGGCGCCGCTACATCGGCAGGCGCTGAAGATGATCACGCCACTTCAATTCAAGACGGCACCAGCCAAGCCGCTCCAACTGTGGCTGGGATCATCCTCTTGCTGCAGCAACACTACCAAAGGCTGGTTGGTGAACTCCCACCTGTAACTCTGCTGCAGGAAGTGCTGCGATCCACCTCGACATGGATAGTTGATGGCGACGATGAGGCCGATAATGTGAAGCATACGCAGCGCAAGTATCCACGGGTCAATGCATTCGAGTCGCTTGTTGCTCTAGATCGATATGTGAAACTTGGGGCGGCATAAGTCTGTAGTGAAATTGTTGCTATTGATAGGGCTTTGTCTCATTGGGGCGGTTGAGTTTGCTTTCATGTCTTGTTGGGGTATATGAAGAGTTGTAGAGGTAGTGAGGTTATTTAGAGGCTGTCATGTTTTTAGTGCTTTGGCAATGTTTGATAGGGGTGTGCACTGAGTAGTACATTTTTCGCTCTGCGATTTCTGGGCGGAGCGTGGTAGTTTACAGCAATACATCTCACTGGCTGCAAGCGACTGGCTGTGTTGAAGTACTGAATGGAAAACAATCAGAGAGGCATGCAATGAAAAATGGAATTGCTGTGATTATATTTATACCGCTTCTTCTCCAGCTTTCGTGCTCTAGTGTTAAGTCAATAAAGCAGCCAGAAGAAAAAGATATGGATGGCTTAATATATTATATGCCTAAGAAAGATATTTTGGTGGTGGTTAATGTAGCTGAAAAAGGTGAAGGTGAGGGTAAAGTTATAGAGGTCGATAGAATAGATATTTCGGAGACTGCCGCATATCCGGATCTGTCGGAAAAGTTTGTCCTTAAGCATCAAAATAACTTGCTTGGGAAAAATGAGTTGAATGTTGGAGTGGGATTGAACGGATTGCTTCAGTCTACTAAGTCCATAACAACAAGTAGTGTGAATCAGGCTTTTATTAATTTGGCGGAAACATTGGGCTACCTTGCACCTCTAGGAGCTGCTCCGGTATGCAGTATTGGTGAGCATAGTTTTATTTATCATCCTGATAATGCAAACCCTCCGAAAGCCTGCGGGATGCCTGTTAAAATAGAACGCTTGAGTGTGTCCGATGGCCAGGGGACTGGTAAAAACAAGGGTGAAAAAGTTTCAGGGGTCTTTTACAAACAAAATATCCCATATCAGGTTACGGTAACTGGTGGCGCTATAAGTAAATCGGCGATTGTGTTTTCTCCTTCCGGTTCTCCGACATATTTTATGCCGGTATCGGGTACGTTTTTTTCGGATAATAAAGCGGATTTTGGATTTGTCGACGGAATTCCAAATAAATATGATCAAACCACAGATGGAGAGTTGGTGGCGCTCTTTAAACTTCCAGCTGACATTATCGGAGCGTACTTCGGAGCTGTTGGGAGGATTTTTGATAGTTTTAAAACTGCTGATCAGAAAAAGGCGGAAGCGCTAACTCAAGAGGTACAATTAGCGCTTCGGGAGCAAAAGGTGAAAAATTGCATGGCCGCCATTAAAACAGGGAACCAACCAGATATCGAGTCCCTGGGTTGCGAAGAGTAACAAGGAATAGAGGGCGGATTTATTTTTCTGCGTAATACGTACAAGAAATATATCTGTTCTCGCTGTCCTCATTTTTTTCTTGAAGCGTATGCCGTAAGTGGTCGATGGAGGAGGGGAGATTTTGGAACAAACGGTTCGGGCATGACGATGATCACTTGATTCGCTCCTATGAACACGAGAGCCATCATAAGCAATCGCTGCTTGGAGACGAGGCCGAAGAGCAGTCAATCGAGTGTCTCAAAACCTTATCCATCAAACCCTGCCGGGAAGCTATGCACGAGTCGGTGTCTATTTATAGTTAGTCGTACAACCACAAGGAGAGAATAACAATGTCAGACATTAAGATACCGGAGGAAGTCGCCTCATGGATGGTTGAGCGTGGCTGGGGAGAGCATCACGATCAATGGCATTTTGAGCGTCGATGGGATTACTGGGGTGATCTTCAGCTGAATCCAAACACTCCGGCAGATTATAAGGAGTGGATCCGTGCGAAATTTGAAGAAGCTGCATCAAAAGGGTGGAAACGCCCAGAGATCCAAGAAGGTGAGGAAGGCAACGGCGAAGACTTCTTATTCATGCATCGAGCGATGATTGAATTGATGCTGGAGAACTTTCCCAATCACTTCCATTACTTTCGAGGATGGCACACTCCGCCAACAGAATACCTATCTTTGCTTGATCCAGTCTCAGTTCCTGATCCAGAGCCAGATAGGGAGTGCCATCCAAAGAGCAAGCTGATATGTAGTGCAATGCTTGCGGCAATAGCTCGTATTGAGTCTAATCATGATTCATTCTCCGGAGATGATGAGTTTGGGTTGTTCATCCAAACGAACATGCGGCCAACGCCAACAGATCCAACTGGGCGGAGCAGCGATCCACAAACTGGATTACACAACTATCTCCATGGAAGATGGAGCGGTATGTCTGCTGACATTGATATGGGGATGCCGAGGGTTAATATATTCAACACGCGATTCTGGAGGCTTCACGGATGGATTGATTATCAGTGGTGGCGGTTCCGTCAAAATATAGGCTTGAGTAACACTGATCCAACTTATCAAGCGAAGCTCAAATTTTACAAGACCATGATGGACAGTCATATGCATCACCACACATTCGCTAGTGTGTCGAAATCATCCAAAGTGCTACCTTCAATCAATGCATTTATTGATCTTCTGGCGGAAATTGAGTGA